CTTACTAAATTAGGTTTTAGTAATTACATGGAACAAATATATGCTTATGGTGCAGATTTAGGAGTAAGATTCCGTGAAGCCAATCAAACAGAAGAAGTGTAAAATATGTAAAGCATACTTTACACCCTTAAAACCGCTTCAGTTAGTGTGCCAATGGAAGTGTGCTATTGAATTTGCAAAGAATCAAAAAATTAAAACCGTCAAAAAAGAAGTAAAAGAAGCTAAATTAAAATTAAAAAGCCGATCCGATTGGTTAAAAGAAACTCAAGTAGTATTTAATAAATATATAAGATTAAGGGATCAGAATGACGGTTGTATTAGTTGTGGGTCAACAAGTGCCTCATCATATCATGCAGGCCATTACCGAAGCATTGGAAGTGCAGGACACCTTCGATTTAACGAGCATAACTGCCACAGACAATGCGCAGCCTGTAACACCCATTTATCTGGTAACCTCATCCGCTACAGACTCGGACTTATTAGAAAAATTGGAATACAGCTTGTTGAAACACTCGAATCTGATAATGCGACAGTAAAGTGGTCAATAGACGAAATAAAGATACTCAAAGCTCAATTTTCTGCTAAAATAAAAGCTCACGAAGCGAATAAATCGTGAAAATTTAGCTAAATTTAGATTAAAAGGAACTCAAAATGGGTATGAAAGACGCAGAAAAATATACACCAGGCGTATCAGGTGAGAAAATGCCTAAAGGCGTTCTTGCTTCTGACACTTCAGGTGAAAAGAAAGTTGGTTTAAAAGGCGGTGTTGGTATGGGTAAGGCTGATGGACTTGGCTTACGCGAAGCTTCACACGCTGGTAAATACGATGGTCGTTTAGGTGAATTAAAAGGTGGCGCTAGAGAACACGTTGCTTACGATCACAAACGCATAGAACACGAACAAGACGGTATGTAATAAAACGAAATCCCAACCAGCCCTAGCCTGATTGGGAGTTTCTAACCAAATATTAATGGAGGTAATAAGTGGCTGTATTAAATTCTAAAGAAATTTGCAAACATTGTAAATTCTTTTCTTTTGGCGATGTATTAGGAAACTGCCATCGCTATCCTCAATCTTTAAATAAACACGAAAACAATTGGTGCGGTGAATACATCGAAGATCAATCACGCATAACTATTGAATTTGTTAAACATGAGATCAAACTTGATATGAAATCAGATCAAGAACATAAAACTAAAAGGAATAAAAAATAATGCCTATTAGTCAAAAAAATAAAAAATTATATTGGTGGGAATGGAAGCCTAATAATAAAAACAAACATAAAACATATAACAAATGGAAAGAATTTATCAATGAATTTGATCCAAATGACCCAGTATTTAAAGAAATTAAATGTTTTGCTAATACTATAGAACGAAATTTACAAGGAAAAACTAATGATTAGACCCTTTGCAGACAAAATTCTAGTAAAACCATTAGAGCGTGAAGATAAGTCAGCAATTCCTGGCTTTGTTTACGCTGAAGAATACAATACAGGCGTTGTAGTAGCAGTTGGCCCTGGTAAAAAGATCAAAGAAGGTAAATATGATATTATGCCTGTATCTGTAGGTGACCGAATTAGATTTGGCACTATGGGTAAAGACGAATATCTTAAATTTCAACCTGTCATGGATAATGGTGAGAAATATCTTATTATGTCATGGCAAGATGTAGCATTTATAGAGGAAAAGGAATAAAATCATGCCACTAAAAAAATCAACAAGCCCTAAAGCGTTTAAAGAAAACATTAAGGCTGAAGTAAAAGCAGGAAAACCTATTAAGCAGGCAGTTGCAATCGCCTACAGCGAGAAGCGTGAAGCATCTAAAAGTAAGAAAAAGTAATAGTTATTTAAATAATTAAATCAAAAAAAGTGATATATATTACACATTTTAACCAAGGAGCAAATCATGGCCATTAAGTTGGAACTTGAAATCAAAGAAGCAGAATTAGTATTAGCAGGCGTTTATAAACTTCCTATGGAAATTGCAGAGCCTTTAGTAGCTAAAATCAAAGGTCAAGCATTACCACAAGTGCAAGAACAATCTACTCCTGTAGAAGTTACTCCAGCAGAACCATTGCCTGAAGAACCATCAGTATAAAAATGACTGACGAAGTAATACCTGAAGTTAAAGAAGAAAAGCATCCAGGCGGAAGGCCAACGAGTTATGACCCTTCCTTTTGTGACAAAGTTCGAGAGTTAGGCAAGATTGGCAAGTCATTAGAACAAATGGCTATGCAACTTGATGTTTCTTATAGAACTTTATGCAATTGGAGGGATACTCACGAGGAGTTTTTTCATGCCTTAAGCGATGCTCATGCTTTTGCACAAGCTTGGTGGGAAGAACAGGCTCAAACTTACATGATTGAGCAAAAAGATGCACCAAAATTAAATTCAGGATTATGGTCACGATCAATGGCTGCAAGATTCCCTAAAAACTATTCTGAACGAGTAAAGCAAGAGATTACTGGAGCTAATGGAACGCCATTAACCGCAATCGAGGTAATATTCAAGAACCCTGATGGATCAGAAGCAACTTAACGAAGCCATTGCCAAAGTTGAGTTTCCTACAAAGATGGGAAGCTTATTTAAAAAGGCTCGTTATAAAGTCTATTACGGCGGTAGAGGTGCAGGCAAATCTCACAGCATAGCTAAAGCATTGCTTGTTAAAGGCGTAAAAAAGCCAATAAGAGTATTGTGCGCTCGTGAATACATGACATCCATTAAAGATTCTGTTCACAAGTTACTATCAGATCAAATTGAATTGATCGGTTTACAATCATTTTATGAAGTAACACAAAACTCTATTCGAGGTAAAAATGGCGCAGAATTTGCTTTTGTTGGTTTAAAAAACAATATTGCTAATGTTAAGTCGTTTGAAGGTATTGACATCTGCTGGGTAGAAGAAGCTCAAACTGTATCCAAAACATCATGGAATGTTCTTATTCCTACTATCCGTAAAGAAGAATCAGAAATATGGATTTCATTTAATCCTGAATTAGAAGCAGATGAAACATATCAAAGGTTTGTAGTAAGCCCTCCGGACAACTCAATAGTTCAACGCATTAATTGGTCAGATAACTTATGGTTCCCTGAAACTTTACGCATGGAAAAAGATGCGCTAAAGAATCGTGACCCTGCTGCTTACAATAATGTATGGGAAGGCCTATGCAGATTAACTGTAGATGGCGCAATATTTGCTAATGAAATGAACATGGCAGAGTTACAAGGCAGAATTACACGAGTGCCTTATGACGCTACCAAGCCTGTTCATGCAGTATTTGATTTAGGTTGGGCAGATCACACAGCTATTTGGTTTGTTCAATTCATAGGCATGGAAACAAGATTAATCAATTATTTGCAAGATACGCAAAAAACTATGAGCCATTATTTGCAAGAACTGCAAAAATTAGGCTATGTTTACGACACTATTCACTTACCACATGATGCAGAAAGCAAAAATATTGCGTCTAATGGTCGCTCTATTGACGATATTGTAAGAGCCGCAGGATATAAAACTAACATTTTACCTAGAGTTCCTGTGGTGGATTCTATAAACGCAGCACGAACCATATTCAGTTCTTGTTATTTTGATAGAGAAAATTGCGCAGATGGGTTACAATGCTTGCGTCATTACCGATATGAAGTTGACCCCGATTCAGGTCAATTTAGTAGAACGCCACTCCATGATGTTTATTCACATGGAGCTGACGCATTTAGATATATTGGGCTAATGATTCAAGATAAAAAAGAACAGAAAGTCCGTAAACAAACATATACTCCTGGCGTAAGCTGGATGGGATAAAACATGGCAAGAATGAAAAAAACTCAAGTTGTTGATAACGATCCAAGAATCCAAGACGCGATTCAATTCTTACAGTTTGCTAATGAAGCAGACCAAATGAACAGAAGTGAAGCGTTAGAGGATTTAAAGTTTGCAGCAGGTGACCAATGGCCTGTAGAAATACAAAATTCAAGAGTTTTAGAAGCAAGACCATGTTTAACAGTCAATAAAGTTGATGCGTATTGCCGTCAATTAACTAACCAAATGCGTCAACAACGCCCTCGCATGAAAGCGCATGGCATGAATAATGAAACAGACGCAAAGATGGCCGAGATCATTACAGGTATTTTCCGTCACATTGAAGTTCAATCCGATGCAGACCAAGCTTATGACAAAGCTGGTGACTTTGCAGTAAGAATGGGTTGGGGATATTGGCGTGTAACTACAGATTATGTTCGCGATGATTCATTCGATCAAGAAATCTACATTAGAGCTATTGATAATCCTTTCACAGTTTACTTTGATCCTAATTCAGTTATGCCTGATGGATCAGATGCAGAAAAGGTATTAATCACCACAGTTATCAGTAAAGAAAACTTCAAGAAAATGTATCCTAATGCCGAAGTGGATCAAGGATTCACAATGCGTGGCACAGGTGACACTAATCCTGAATGGGTTATGAAAGAGGATATTAGACTAGCTGAATACTTCTACACAGAACGCAAACCAATTAAATTACATTTACTATCAGATGGCACAACAGTTAAATCAGATGAATTACCACCACAAGACGTTTTAGACATTGCAGGCATTACAATCGTTGAAACAAGGGACTCATACGAGAAAAAGATTAGATGGTGCAAACTAACATCTATGGAAGTATTAGAAGAAGGCGAATGGGCTGGTAAATACATTCCTATTATTCCTGTTTATGGCCAAGAAACTGTCGTTGAGAATAAGAAAAAGAAATTTGGTATTGTAAGAATGGCCAAAGACCCACAAAGAATGTATAACTTTTGGCAAACTTCACTTACAGAGTCAGTTGCATTAGCACCTAAAGCTAAATGGTTGTTAGCTGAAGGTCAAGATGAAGGCCATGAGAACGAATGGGCTATGGCTAACATTAAATCTATGCCTGTTTTACGCTATAAACAAACAGATATTGATGGTAAACCTGCACCTGCTCCACAAAGATTGCAACCTGAACCACCACCAGCAGGGATTATGGCGGCTGCTCAATCAATGACTACAGACTTAATGCAAGTTGTAGGTATATTTGATCCAGCTCAATTACCTCAAGGCAATATTTCAGGCAAAGCCCTACAAGGTCAGCAACAACAAGTTGATTTAACCAATTTCCACTATTATGACAACTTAACTCGTTCTATCCGTCAAACAGGTCGCGTCATTCTAGACTTAATCCCACATATTTACGATAGACAACGAGTTATGCGTATCATTGGTGATGATGGCAAACCTGAAATCTTAACTATTAACGAATATGGTCAAGACGAAGAAGGCATTACAAAGATTCTTAATGATGTCACAGTAGGCGAATACGATGTTGTTATGGATACAGGCCCAGGC